AGATAACGTAAGTGCCTCGCTTTTGCAGGTCGCGGATAAACCGCTTCTGTTCTGTTACGGGTAGCAAACGAGAAAACACCACAACGTCAAAGTTATGGTCAAACATTTCTTCCGAAACACCTTCGCAACGTATGACCTCGTAATGGTCTTGAAGTAGTGCAAAAGGACGTATTAACCTGTGATAGTCAACGCCTGTGTTTTTGCTTGATACTATGGCTATTTTCATTTATTGTAGTACTTGAACCCGATTCTATTTTCCTCTTGCTCTATCTCCTCAATCTTTTTAGAATACATTGACACAAGCCTTTCAGCCTTCTTTTTGCGCTTTATTAGTTCTTCTTTACTTAGTTTCATCTTATGTTGTAAGTACCCGAACGGGCGTTAATCTTCTCTGAACAAATATAACGAATTGCATCTAAAGCGTGGTTTAGGTTGTCAATCGGCACACCGTCTTTCTCGTCCTTCCATTGATAGCCGCGCAACTCTTTGATTATGTTCGTGCTGTTCTTCGTTACCATTAGCTTCTTTTGCTGCATCTTCTGTATTCCAGCCCTTACGCTATCAGCACCTTTTTTGCATGGTCTGATTCTAAAGCCAAATCTACGCAAATCTTCTATGCTTTTAGGCTCTGCTGAATCGGCTATGGTTTCCCATCGCTTGTAATCCTTTAACCGTTCTGCTAGGTCTGAATTGGTCAGTTGAGTTTCGTACAGTATTTCGTTAATCCATATCTTGTCATCGTACTCGCACACCTCCACAAATGCAGTAGGGTCGTTAGAAAAGCCCCAGTCTAAACCGTAGCCCTTCCACTTGAAGTTATCAGGCATCTTGTCCACTTGCTCCCAATTGTTGAAGATAGTTCCTTGCAAAGAACCCACCTGACCAAGACCATACACCTTCCACCAGTTCTGCCAGTACGGGTCATCCTTGTACTGAGCCGCTTCTATTTCTTTAACGATTGCAGGTTCTAGTGCCTCGTTGTCCTTGTAGGTCAATATCACAAAGTCCGTATCGGGCTGACCAATCAACTCTTTATGCGCCCAAAATTCAGAGGTAGGGTTATAGTCAATGTAGATGAACCTACGTGTACGGATAGCCATTTGATGATACGCTTCCCAAGACACGTTATTAGCCTCGTTGACAAATAGCACATCGCGCCTTGCACCTCTCAGCTTATCGGACTGGTCTGCGCTAAAGAACTCGATAAACGAACCGTTGCTGAAATGATACGTTAGTGTTGACTTGTTGAAATTGCTTTCAATGGGGTTGCCAATTGACTGCATTATCTTAACAAAGTCTCTAATAGCACCCCTACGCAAGTGTGGTATTGATTCCGATACGATTGATATTTCAACGCCCTTGTTATGGGTCGCGTACATTATCAGGATAGGAATAATAGAGAATGTCTTACTGGAAGATGTACCGCCCTGAACAACCCTTACACGCTTTCTAAGGCGTTTTATCTTCGCTTGGGCTGTTGTTTTCTTGAACATCTATATCAAATGGTTTGAACGGGCTTATCTCTCCCGTTACGTGTGTCTCGCTTTTCTCTGTTAAGCCGTTGAGCCTTGCCGTTAGGTTGCTGTTGTAGTGATTTACCATAGCACCGTCTATCTGTTCAGCCCTTACAGCCTTACGTATACGCGATATGATTCCCCGATAATCGTCATACGCCCCCTCAGGATTATCAAAATAGTGGTGTATTGTAACCCCATTATCATAGCCAAAAGTATAGAACCCGTCAAGCGTCAAAGGTCGTTCAATAGGCGTGTGTTTTGTCTCTCCATCGCGCCCTACATACTCAACTTTGATACGCGGGTTTTCCTTAACCTCTTTTTTATAGGCTTGGAATAGTTCCCACATCTTCTCAGGTGTCTCTATGTATTTGTGCTTTGCCATCACTTACTAAATATAACTCAATTGCTTTTTGTTAGTTGCTTGATGAGTTCAGAATAACCTTCCTTTGCTTTCTGGAGTTCTTCGTTCTTCATTCTGCGGTATTCGCTATCCTCGCCAACGTCATCGCCTTTGTGTTTGCTAGGCGCGTCTTTAAGATAGCCGTTGATATATCCTTTGTTCTTGCATCTTAATGCGTATGCACTATCCCACAGTCCGTATTTTGACCATTCGTTAAAGTATCCGACCGTTTCAAGTAGAGAACGTCTGAATACCCAAGTACCGAACGGTGAACCTTGCGTTACCTTTAAACCGTTGTGCGTTTCCTCTAGCTTTTCATCGCGCCAATCAAACCCCACCAATCCTACCTTGTGGTCTTGTAGTTCTACGATGGCTTTCTTTAACCATCCTTTAGGTAGCTCGATGTCATTTCCAGCCACTACGATGTAATTGCCTTTGCAGACCTCCATCATTCGATTATGGCTTTGAGCGTTGCCTATGTTCTCTTTGTTGTCATAGAAGCGCGTAGCGAAACCTTGCGCCCAATCTTTTATTTCCTGTTGTGTTGAACCGTTGTCTGAAATCATTATTTCGTCAATCGGAAAACCAGCTCTTCGGATATTTGCCTCTGTTATGTTGACCGTCTTTGGAAAGCGGTCTATCGTGTTCATTAAGTAACTTACCATCTTGCAGGGTTTCCGTATGCTGTTGTTAATGCTGGTATGTCTTTTGTCACTACGCTACCCATTCCAATGGTAACTTCTCTTTCTATTGTAACTCTGTTGCGTATTATCGCGCCTAATTTGATTTTCGAGCCATATCCGATACGACAATAACCGCCAAGAATAACGGACGTGCATATCTCGCAGTTGTCGTAAATCCTTACATGATGCCCAACGTGTGAATGAGCCATTAAAATGTTGTTGTCACCAATGACCGTAAACTCGTTTTCTTCGTATGGTCGTTGAATAGTTACGTGTTCGCTGATTGTGTTGTTGTTTCCTATTATAACTCCACCTTGAAAAGCGTCTGGCTCTGTGTTTCTCATTTCACCGTTAGAACCAATGACAGCATAAGCACCAATAACGTTACCCGTTCCCATCGTTACCGCGTCCGTTACAATAGCGGTCTTGTGAATCCAATTACCGTCAACGTTTATGTAGTCGTAATCATATAGATTCATAGCGCTTTAGCTAACTGTTTAATAGACCCTGAACAAGTCCAGCAAGTATTTGATTTCTTACCATGTTTTAACTCATAGGCTTTTTCAAATCGTTGCCGCCTATCCATTGGAATATGTCCAGCGAATTGATTGTGCTTTAATTGAAAAAGCACCTCCCTATCCTTGTCTGTTAAAACATCGTTCCCCATAGCCTATGTAGTAGTTGTCTTGTAAAGATAGCAAATCCTATGAATTGAATAGAGTGGAATACTGGATAGCTTGTATGCGTTTCTAACAACGTAGAAATAACAGATACCCAAAACACTACGCACAACTCACAGTTGAACGGTTTGCGGTCTATTACTTTCGTTGCTTGATGGATAGCCAAACTGACAACGGCAAGACTAATTGATATTGTAATCAGTTCTATCATTGATTATCTTCTTTGCTTCTTTTACGGTCTTGTGAATTGACACGTGATTGATGCCCGTGCAAAGTTCAACGTTTCGATAGCTACCACACTCGAAGTATGTTTTCAACGCCTCCCTTTTGTACCACTCATCTTTCGTAAAAATCTTGTCAAGCTCGTTCCAGAGTTCATCAGCCTTCGGGTCGTATTGGAGTTCGTTCTGAAAGCGTATTTCGTTTTGGTCTATGTATCTGTCGGAGTAAAGCTTCCAAAACGTGCCGTTCTTTGACGTCATGTTAATCATGGTTCTAACGCACCAAAACTCGAAGTATGATGAAACGTCCTTCTTCTGCTCTAGTAATGCAAGCGCAACCTCTTGAATCAAATCTTCGTGGAGTTCACCCGTTAGTTTCAATGCAAGGCTACGCAAGGAAGCGTTATTAAGAAGCTGTTTGCACAATTCATCCATTGCGTCAAATATACAAAAAAGCCCCAACGTATGTCAGGGCTATCACTTGCTGCACCATTCTATCTTCGCAAGTGTTTGAATGTGGGATTTTTGTCAAGATGATTCCCTACAACTATTTCATTTTACAACCTGTACTAAAGAATATTAAAACGATTCTTTAGTAGGGCGTTGTAGGTAATACTACAAATCAATCTTATTTCCACAAGTGCAAGTAAATATTAGTTCTACTCCCATTGTGTGTTGTGCTATTGCATAGGCAGTCTTTTTATGTATGGTGTTGCACTTGCTACAATGAAACTCATAAGGATCTAATTCACGAGTAGTTGTTTCAGTCACCGTACTACCTACAACATTATGTATAGTGCATGGCTTGTTTTTATTTTCAGTCGTATTTTTCATAATCAAATTTTTACCAGTTTATTAAGTTAGTGGCATTTATTGGGTAGCCACGACACCATACATTTAGCGTTGTAAAACATAAGCCTACTCGCTTTTGAACTCGTGGCTTTTACAGGTTTCATTAAATACTTGCAAGGTGTCCCAAGGCGTAAAACTTCCTTTGTCAAAATCCTCTTTTGTCCATTTTGGATGTTCACAATGTAGGTGTGTCAGTTTATCAATTTTGAATTGACTCCCTGCGTGTTTGCAGTTGTGGCATCGTGGTTTTTTATATGCTCCCATCGCTCAAAACTTTTTGTAAGATAAAATAAATAACATTAAAACGATTATTTAGTAAGCCGTTAGGCGCAATTAAGCCGTTTGCTTTCAAGTTTATTTATCACTTTAACCCATTGGCTGCTTTCAATATCCATAGCTTCATCTGCATATCCTTCGTCTGCAAACTCTTTAAACTTCTTTGCTAATTCTATTGCAGCCAATACATTATCACTTTCTGACAACTTACCTGTATATGGGTTGTGGTCAGAAGATTTCATAATTAAGTTTACTAATTTTCTCGTTGTCATAATTTTAAAAATAACTGCGCCTAACATTGTATATAGTTAATGCGCCAATGAAGGTTAGTGCTTAATTAAATCATTTGTGGTAGGCGCACTAACCATATACCTACCCGTTGTCAACAAATAATCTCACCACCTTCATTCAGTAGCTTTTCCGCTAACTTCAATTCGTAATCAGTAGCACCTCTAGTAAAGTGTATAACGTCATACTTGTTAGGTATGTACCTAGCGAACTCAATAAAAGGCTCAACAAAGATGTGATGATATTGCAACCCTTGACTTTGCCAATACTGATTCTGTTTCGGGTTAGGGTCAACTGCTGTTTTGTTAACCCGTCTTAAATCCTCACGGTGTACGCTTTGGAAAATTACAGGGTCGTAACCAATTTGGAGGTATTCGTTAGATTCTATTTTCATTTTAGTGCTTTTGCTTACGTTCAGACCAAATGCGCTCAATGCTTTTCTTTACAAATCCAGCGAAAACCTCGCTATTGGAAGGGTCTTTTTGAGCTTCAATCGCGTAAGTGTGCATTTGGTTTAGCAACTTACGGAAAAGTTTATTTTCAAAAGATTTGTTTACTTTTTTTTCAGATTGTTCACTTATAGGTTGATTTCCATTCGGCTCAACGCAGAAACCACAGGTCTGTTTGTCCTGTTGCATTTCATCCCAGCATTGTAGAAAGGCTTGTCTTTCGTATTCACGAACATCTAATTTACCCCACCCAGTTAATATACCTGTCTTGTCAGGAAACAACTCCATAGCCCTAGCTTCTGCTTGCTCTCTTGTTTTCATCCGTAAGTCTCTTTGAAGTATTGTTCACCTAATTTATCAGGACTGAAGCCATCGTTATCTAAATTACCACAATTATAAGCCTCCTCAATCTGCTCCCGGTTCTTTTCGAGTAGTTTCATTTCCTTGATGTCATTTAAAACCATCTCTAATAAGTATTGAACTGCTGGTGATTTAGATTTTTTCGCTTCTTTTTCATACTTATCAATCAGCAGTTGTATAGCTGTCTTTTTCATCTCTCTTCAATTAGTAACATTAAAAATCTATACCTTCGTTTTTTAGAGCTTTTTCGTATCTGTAATCTTTACCGAAGATTGAAGTTCTTGTTTGGTCAACATCTGGTATTTTGTTCAATTTTATAAGACTTTCTCCATATATCCATAAGAGTGCCCTAACGTCAGGTTTACTACCGTGAACTTTCAATCCACCGTTATACCAGTATGAGTGATCTCTTAGCTTGAAGCCAATTTTAGTTCTCTCTTCTTTTATAATATCATCGGTCACTCCGAAAATATTTGCTAAACCTCTTATTATTCCTTTCATCTCTCTCAATTTCTAATTCGTTTGCTGGCTTGCAGCAGAATTTAGCCAAGTGTTTCAGTTTGTAGTTTTTCATGTCGTTTCTTTTGTTTGGTCAAACCTATAAAACTATTTTGATTCTGCAAAATATTTAAACGTTTTCAATCAGGAAATTGATTCGCTTGTCCTTAACCTTCATCTTGTCAACCACTTCTCTATATGAGTGGATAGCCGTAGTGTGATGAACCCCTACAACATTGCCCACATCTTGCCACGTCATATCTGAAAACCTTTCTTTAACCATGTATAGAACAAATTGACGGGCAACAACTATTTCGCGTTTACGCTTCTTGCCTTTTATTTCTTCGATAGGTATTCCCGTAACCGTTGAAACTCGATTAATTATGTTTTCAATTTCTGACTCAACGTTAACCGTTTCTTTTAGTATTTCCTTAGTAATCATTGCAAATGTCGTTAACGTGCATATTATCGCTAGATATATCATTTCCTTCTGTCTTTTCCTTTAACACCAATCAAATTGAACATTTCTTCGTAACTCATAGCTTGCTCTTTATGTAATTCTCAACCGTCCTGTGTTTCCTTCCATCAAAATTATCTTCAAACCTGTTGGTCTTTATTTTCTCAATCTTTTCAACCTGACCGTTTTCTAAAAGATATTCATAAGCCATGTTCACAGGAGCATTGATTAACTCACCTTCTTGTTTAAACCACTTAGAACATAACTCATAAGCCTCTAAAGGCGTTATTGTTTTCGTTTGCGCTTCAGGTAATTGGTTGTAATTATACCCCTGTGGTCTAGCCGTTGAATCTCTTTTCCATTCCTTGTAAGCCGTTAGAACCTGACCAACTACGTTAACGCTTAAATGTTGCCCGAATGTAGACGGGTTGATTCTTTTGCCGTCTAACCATAGCTCTCGCTTTACGGCTAATTTAAAAGCCTCAGTTACTTGCGCCCCACTGAATTGATATTCTTCGTTTATAAAGTCGTTAATCAATTTCATTAAAGCCATTCCCGATTTGTCTTCGGGGAACTGATTGCATCCTACCAACATCGGCAGGGCTTTGATTGTTGTTATTAGATTGTACATTTCCGTATAGTATTTCGTTAATTGTTTCTGCGTCTATTGCTTGCATTATTTCTCGTGCCTCCTTGTCTTCTTGGGTTTCTACCTTCTGCTCCCCTAAATGTTTTAAGGTGTTCAATAGCGTAGACTTCCAGTTCTTAATCTTACGTGGAGACTTGCCGCCAGTTTTCCATCCGTTTACCTTCCAAGATTCGTATTTCAATTTAACAGCTTCTTGGTCTACGTTTGGTTTGTTGTCTAATGCGTATTCTAAAAACTCTTCAAAAGGAGGAACACCTTTATTAGATTTAATTACATCTTTATTTTCATTTACATTTTCTAAAGGCAATGCCGTGGCATCTGCCGTGGCATCTGTTTGGCTTTCACGTTTACGTTTTTCCCATCCTTTTAATGCCCTTTCTTTTTGCTTACGAGAATGCTCTGAACGTTTCTTTGCTTCAAGTTCTAAACGCTTGTTAAAGTAGTTACCTTCATCATCTATTGAGAACTTACTCAACACGTCACTAGATACGTTAGGTACGGTTATTTTAATAATCTTTTCTGTAAGGTGTCCTTTTTGATGCTGGAGGGCTAAAAGTGTAATGTATTGTCCTCGTTCTTCAAAAGTTAAATCAGAAACGCCTGTAAGAAAATCATTAGAATAAAAAAGAAAGGCAGGGTCTTTAGCCATTATGTAAAGAGTTAGGGGAGGTGCGGCAACACCCTACCAACAGGCTGTAACCTCGCGCTGCCGTAGTTTTATCCCCTTGTGTGTAAGTGCTATTCATTGGTTACATTATGTGAATCACTATTTGCCGTAGTGAACACTACAAATATAAGAAATTATTTGCTTGTTTCGATTATTTTGTTATGCAAAGTCAATTGTTTGTTGCTTTACCTTTTCCTTAAATCTCTTTTCAGCTTCTTGCATATTCAAAATAGCCTGTTTGTAATAACTATCTTTTAGCTCAATTCCGATAGCCTTTCGACCCATTGAAACGGGACTAAATACTTCGCTACCAACACCCATGAAAGGAGTTAATACAACCTCATCAGGATTTGAATACAGTTCAACTAAACGGTCAATAACGTCTAACTGCAATGGGTGTACGTGCTTTTCGTCATCTTCTTCTTTACTATCTATAAATGGTAGCACGTTTCTGTTTCTAATGTCATCCCACACGCTTGATGCGTAACGTTGCCAAATTATATGAGCCTTTTTGTTTGTCTTGTGGTCTTTCCAATTTTTGTACTTAATTAAAATGTCGTTCCAGCTACCATACTTTCGTTCCATTTCAGGTAGTAAAGGCGTTGAACCATAGTACTCATCCATTCCCGTTTCATGTGTTACAGGAACTTTATTTTCACCACCCTTTCTAAATACTAAAACGTAATCAGGAATAGCCGTAAAACATCGCGTTGAATCTTCTACAATGTTTTTGTGCATCAAACTCTGAACCATTGTTCTCATCCTAACCTCTAAAGGTTCTTTCCAAATTGTTATTCTATTGTTGTACGTAAAACCGTATTTCTGATACAACTTAATTATCTCATGCGGAAAGTCCCATAAATTATGCTTTGTAGTGTTTGTGATTACATCTTGACAATGAACCGCGCTGATACGTCCAGCCTTAGTTACCCTTGCGATTTCAGCAATCAGGTACTCGTATTGTTGCATAAACTGTTCTTTGGTTTCACAGTTGCTAAAGTCGTGTTCGCTGCTTGAATAGTTGTAAAGTCCCGCAAACGGTGGAGAGTAAACGGTTAGGTCAATGCTTTCATTTTCGAGCGTTGGCATAACTAGCATGCAATCGCTATTGTACAGCGCGTAACGGTCTGTTATCAATTGGTCTTTTACTCTGTTTTCCATGTTGTTTAGTTTAAAAATGTTGGTTTGATTATTTCCTTATTGAACTCTTTTTTTGATAGGTCAACACTTGTTTTTATGTTTCTCATTATTTGTCTCTGAAACTCTTTAGCTTTTTCTGTTTTATAGGTCAATGCGTCAACAACTCTTTTTTGACCATCAGAAAGCACAATGTCAACGGTTACTGGCTTAGTTTGTCCGAACCTCCAAAACCGCCTGATTGATTGGTAGTATTGTTCGTAAGACCATGTAGGGAAGTAAACAGTATGTTGACAATGTTGCCAATTCAATCCGAATGATGTCATCTTTGGTTTAGTGATTATTCTGTCAATGTTTCCTTTGGCAAAATTCAAAAGAATGTCCTCCTTTTTATCAATGCTCATTCCGCCTAAAATCTCAACGGCATCTTGGTCAAGTTCATTAAGTAGTGCTGATTCATCATTGAAATTGCACCAATAAACAGACGTTTTACCGCTTGCCAATTCCACAGCTTTCTCACAACGTTCTTTAACTGTTCCTTTTTGTTCTTCTCGAACTTCGCTCATTGTTTTTGCAATGCCGTTGAACATTTGTATTTGACCGTTTATGACCCAATTGCTTTCATTCTTAACCCACACTTTGTTCTCAATCAATTCAGGCAACACATAACGGTCATCTGAAAAACCTAAATCAGAGGGCTTTTTAGCCGAAATAGACCATTGATTAACCCACGAAAAAAAGTCATTTTTAGCATGTGGTTTTAAGTACCATTTTGTTCCAATTTCTTGAGGTCGTATGTTGTTCTCGTTGTTTGCGAAAAACCTAGATAACATGTCCATATATGGTAAATAACCTAGTGCTTCGCTACTTGTTCCAAACTCAACATAATCATTTGGTGCTGGAGTTGCAGTACTCAAAAACCTGTAAGGTATCTTCTTAATGAAAGCCGTTATCTGATTCTTAATCTTACCGTCAAAGTTCTTTAATATCGAACTTTCGTCAAGTATAACGCACTCAAAATCTGAATGGTCAAAGTAGTGCAACCTTTCGTAATTGCAAACAACTATCTTTTTCGTATGCTTACCATCCTTTGAATACTCAACGTCATCAACACCTATCTTTTCAGCTTCCAATATGAACTGAAACGCAACGGCTAAAGGCGTTAAAATCAATACCTTTTTGTTGGTGTGGTTTACAACGTTTTGAGCAATGGACAATTGAACCAGCGTCTTGCCTAAACCTGTGTCAAGAAACACCGCTACCCTACCTTTTGCAACCGCCTTTTCAATAACATACTTCTGAAAGTCAAAGGCAATGTCAGGTATAAAATTTGCATCGAAACCAAACTCACCTATCGAGTGCCGCTTGCTTTCTAAAAACTCTTCGTACTTCATTTTTCTCTGTTTGTTTTGTTAAATAGTCATCGCGTAAATCATGCCCAATGTAAGTAGGTTAATTGTAAACCACAAGGGAAAAGCGTATTTCCGAAATCGTAATGTGTTAGCCTTATCCCAACGCCTAACTTGGTATCGTTTCATGCCGCTTCTTTTAAGGTTAAACCGTAAACATCCATAAACAGTTGGTCATTCATTCTGAAACGTTCCTCCGACCTAATTACAGATTGATAAATGGACGACCTATCTTTGCCAAATACATCAGCTAGGACGTGGTGAATGCGCCCGTATGTACTGAACCTTTCACAAACCTTAAAACATATCACATCGCGTTTAGTAACGAAGTTATCAACTCTGCAACGGTTGTTTTCATCTGTAATTTCGTAGCCTATCTGATTAGACCAATAAGTAGCTAAGTTCTTGATTTGCTTTTCTATTGTTGCGTCCTTTGACGATGTGTTAATAAGTTGCATTTGGTTTATAAGCGTTGATATTTCCGCGCTATCTGTTCCGATTAAACATCCGTAATAGCCTAAGATGTCAATGATTCTTTCTTGTTGTTCTGTTGTCATTGCCTGTTGATGTATTCGATTATCTTTTCCATTGTCTCAAGTGATACGGTGCTACCGCAGAAATAACGGCAAACAGTTGAAGGTGCTAATCCGATTCCTTTAGCTATTTGCGAAGGTTT